CATAAGTATCACCGGACGTCGCCCCGGCCTCTGAAATCAGGCACTTGGGCTGTTGCGCTCCGGTGGTCACCCCACCAGGATACTTAACGGTACCACGTTGGGGATGCTGGATACCGTTTAGACGCGCCTGCAGATATACACCCTTAGCACTAGGTCCCATATATGCTCCAGGCACCTGAATCGTCTGGGTGGCTGAGATAGGGAGTGTGGGCTTGCGGATATACGTGCTGGTGAAATACAGGGGCGTCACGGCGGTCTCATCCAATTGACCAATAACAATGGGTTCTGCCTCACCAGCACAATGATTGGCATGTACGCTACCCCGCTTATACAACGTCGGGGTAATGTCGTTAACCTCTATTCCCATCGAACAAAGGCGCGACGGTACATCATCAACTTGGCAGGTAGCGAACTCACCTAACTTCGTCGATGTGCCTGCGCGGTAAGACATGAGGTTGGGCCAGTCTGCCCCGTTGCGCTTCAAAACTACAACGGGGTAGATGTTGATCGCACTGGCCACGGCCGTTGCATCACAGGCGTAGTCAACACCCCAGTAATGGAAGTTGTTGGCCGACGCTCCGTGAAAACCGGTGCTATATATAACGATATTGTCATCATCAGCGACTGCGCTGACCGTGAGGGTTTGGACATACTTACGGGTGAAAGATTTAGACACAACGTCATCGGGAGCCCCCTCAATAGGATGATCAAAATCGTGGAACGGATCAGTTGCGGAAATGAGCCAATCCCGGGAATCCTTCTTGAGATTCGCTGGGAAGCTATACCTGTTAGGGTTTGTTTGCATAGATGGTATGGGATGCCCGATCTATGGGCGGGGACTGTTCATCACGTGGTAACCTGCGGAGGAAGAGCCGTGCAGTCTCTCGGCATTTTGTTTAGCACGGCTCGAAGCCGTTTTGGTCAATTACACCACGCAACCCCAATTCCAAGGTCAATTCGGTCAACTTCCCCGTATGATGGAACAACACCACACGGGACAGTGGTCGCTCGAAATTGCTCCTCCAACGCAACTTGGATTTCAGGAACAATCCCAAACGCCCGCCAGAAGGACACCCGCGCCGTATCGGTGATCGGTCGATACTTACCGTGGAGCCCTCGGGCGAGGCGGAAGAAGCCAGATTCCGCCAACTGTTCGTCGACCAGGGGTGACAACCCCTTTCCAGCACCCATCGCTGTGTAATACTCCTGGAGAATCGGGAGTCCACTTGTCAAACTTATCCCACAGTCCCCGACCGTAGCCAGGTACCGCGTCAGGTTGTCGCCGACGTACTGAGAGTGTATGATGGTCGCGTCTTTCGACATCGACACCCTAGGATCACGCACCATACGCCATTGAGAACCGTCATAAACGGGTTGGGTTTGACAAAAAGACACCTGTTCGAGTACATCTACGAATGGCTCAACCTTCATGATCAGGCCCATATTCGCACTGAACCAAGGCTGAAGTGTCGGTGCCGCTGCCCTTAGGTCAGCGGACTCCCCGATAATTACGCAGTCGTCTCCAGCATCAAGTACTCTGACCGACTTATGGAGACCGACCGATCGTAGCCATGCGTATACACCAGCACAGGCCACCAAGATGTTGCCACAGGCAGTGTTCATGTCCCCCGAACACCGCCCTCCGGAAACCCTATAACGCAGTAACTTCCCAGAGGAGCGCATAAACCCGACGGTCTTGAGTTGCCACTTCAAGAGCATCCGCAGGTGTTTGTCTCCGCTGAAGATATAGTCATATATCGAATGTTCCCACCTTAGCAAGCCCGACCGAATATGTTGGTCAAAGCGCGATGCGTCAATGCATAAGGCCACGGGGTGCTGGAACTGCGCCCAGGCGTCGTGGAAACATTCGCCCTGCTGAAAGGCATTCTTGCCCTTCATCACGGTGGGTTGTCCGTAAACAACATCAATGGCGTGATACAGTTCGTGTTCAATAGGATGCAAATAACGCCCTAACTCAACGTTATATGCTGGTGCCCGCGGCTGTATAACCCGGGGGACCTGTCTCTTCGGTTGCTCGAGAATCTTCTCCCATTTTAAAAATGTAGACGAGTAAGAATCAGACTCGAGGAGACCGCGGCGATCAAGTTTTTCCACTGCTTGCAGGTAGACGCCTAAACGACGGCCCCGATATGTTGCGCGCACATAATCGTGACGCTCAACCGGTGCGGCCTTTTTCAGCACCCACCTCAACCGCTTGCGGAAACACTCCAGCGCCGCATCCACTACCACGCTGCTTGGATCAGCGGGTGTCGTGAACACGCCCTCCACCTCGTGATAGAAAACACGCTCCAAAAGAGCACAACGTGCATTTTCTATAGTGTTGGCGAAGGTAAGATAACGGCTTCCCACCACGAATCCCGAGACCTCGAAAGACCTCTGAGGACGGATACGCGCTGGAACGTCGTCACTTTCCACTAATTTTGGCGGGCCAATTTCCGAGTGCATGAGGGCCTCTTGCAAGTGGACTGGAACACGTGTACCAACCACACTTGCATCTCGAGAATTGACCCTTACTGAAAACCCGGACCCACCCAGCGCACCAATCCCATTTTCACGGCCATCCACTGAACGAGTGGTAATTCGCTCAGGGACGTGGGTAGTGCGCGGAGGAAGAAGGAGCCATTAAAGTCATAGCCTCCAGAGGGTATGACACGCTGAGACGCCGCTCCGAGGGTATGGAGTGTACGATGCATCTCCATCTCTGCCCGCGTTGGGGTAAACACCCAAATCAGCGCATGCATACTAAATGTCTCCCCATCAACAACCCGTAGATGGGGGAGCTCCTTCTTCCTATGGGCCTCGATGCGCTGGAGGGCCACGGCGCGATTCGCCACCGTGTACGTGGGGAGTCCCATCTCCCGACGAATCATTGACTTCATTTTCCTTCCGCGCGCCCGACACCGAGACTCAAGCTCATCGGTCGAGAGTGCGGGCAGGGAATCAGTATCCGCGTCTAATACTGTTGCATCAGCTATCCCTGCCGGCTCCTCACAGGCCATGCACAAACTTTTGACGGCACGATAGGTGCAAATTACTATCGCCCCAACCACGATAACACACGTGGAGGTGGAGACCGTTGCCCATACGTCAAGGTACAGGATCAGTCCCAGAATCACGACCGCAAATAATGCTAGGTTGTTCATGTAATTCTTCTCGGGATAGGCACCCGGTATCGCCTGCACGCCTATATGTGGGCAGTTGGCCAAGGTTGGCGACCTCCCTCCACCCCACCAGATTATGGGCG